GTGGATCATTTCCAAGCTCGTTTTTGGCAATACCTACGTGCTGAAGCGTCGTGATGCTCGAGGCATCGTCGTCGAGATGCGTGTACTCGATCCGACTCGCGTCACTCCGCTCGTGTCTGAACGGGGCGAAGTGTTCTATCAAGTGCGGACAGACAACGTAGCAGGGATTGAAGTTGACGTGACATTGCCGGCCACGGAGATCATCCACGACGTACATGTGACGCCCGAGAATGCATTGGTGGGAGTGGGTCCGATTGTGGCGTGCGGTCTTGCTACGTCACAAGGGTTGGCCATCCAAAACAATTCGCATAAGTTCTTTAGCAACATGAGCCGTCCGAGCGGGATGCTATCAGCGCCTGGGGCGATTGGGGATGATACTGCGGCGCGTCTAAAAACGACTTTTGAGACTAACTTTGGTGGCGACAACATCGGTCGGCTCCTGGTCGCAGGTGATGGCGTCGAGTTCAAAGGCTTCTCGATGCCGGCCGAAGATGCGCAGCTCATCGAGCAATTGAACTGGACAGCCCTGGATGTGTGCAGAGCCTTTGGGGTTCCTGCTTACAAGATCGGGGTCGGTCCGATGCCGGCCTACAACAACATCGAGAGCTTGGAGCGCAGTTACTACGCACAGACGTTGCAGGAGCTGATCGAGTGCATTGAGCTTCTGTTGGACGAAGGACTTGAGCTGCCTACCGACTATGGGACGGAGTTTGATTTGGGCGGGTTGCTCAGAATGGACTCGAAGACCCAAGCCGAGGTGGACGAGCTCGAGATGCGGGCCGGAATCATCTCGCCCAACGAAGCCAGAGCAAAGCGGGACTTACTTCCTGTTGAGGGCGGCGATTCTCCAATGGCTCAGCAGCAGAACTATTCACTTGCTGCCTTGGCGAAACGTGACGCGAAGGAAGACCCCTTCGCTACGACTCCAAAGACGTTGCCAAAACCTGCAGAAGAAGAACCGCAAAATGTCGAGGCGTCGTTCATTGAACTATTGACGCGCGAGGTTGCATGAGGATGGAGCAACAGGAAGTCGCGCGGGCGGTTGGTCTTGTGATGAAGGATCTCGTCTCGCGCGCGACAGCGCCACTGCTCGAGCGCATCGCGGTTTTGGAATCCAGGTTGGACGAAGTCGTTTTCCAACGTGGAGAACGGGGCGAAACAGGCCCTGCTGGCCGCGACGGCATCAATGGTAAGGACGCTGACGAGGATCGGATCGTAGAGCGCCTGACAGATGTCATCGGCGATCGGTTTTCGGACTTCGAGCGTGCAGTGAAACTGCCCAAGGACGGCCGAGATGGTGTCGACGGCAAGGACGCACAAGTTCACGCCCGCGATATCATGAGTGCGGTGGTTGAGTACTTGGAGCTCCACCCGATACCAGTGCCCAAAGACGGTCGAGATGGTCGAGACGGGAAGGACGGCCGAGATGGACTCAACGGCAAGGATGCCGATGTGAAAGCTCAGGAAGGGGTCGACGAAGCGGTGGCTGCATATCTCGAGCTTCATCCTCCAGCGCGCGGATTGGATGGCAAGGATGGCGCTAATGGCAAGGACGGTGTCGACGGGAGGGATGGTGTTGACGGCGAACCAGGAGTCGATGGCAAGGATGGTGTTGACGGTAAGAGCATTGATATCGAAGACGTGACCCCGATCCTCGAGGGGCTGGTCGCCAAGGCAGTGCTCGACATCGATAGGCGTGCAAGTGACACCGTACAGAAAGCGATCGAGCGCATCCCGCCACCTCAGAATGGGAAGGATGGCAAGGACGGAGCTGACGGCATAGACGGATTCGGATTAGACGACTTCGATTTCGCGGTCAAAGAGGACGGACGGACGGCAGTGCTGTCATTCACGCGCGGAGAGCGTCGGATTGAGCGCACGATCAAAATTGCCGGCGTGAAGTATCGGGAGATCTGGAAAGACGACATCGCTTACGAAGTTGGCGACCTCATAACTTTTGACGGTTCGATGTGGGCGGCGCTTAAGGACAACGTCGGCAGCCGTCCCGGAGAGTTCAACAAGACGTGGCGTCTCGCGGTCAAGCGTGGACGTAACGGGAAAACACCCGAGTCGAAGTCATGATCCTCGATCTAGAAGCCGTCAAGCAGGAGCTCAAAGTCGACATCGACGATGACGACGAGCGGATCGTGCGTAAGATGGATCAGGCCGTGGCCATCGTTCTGGACTTCTTGAAGGTCGACTCCGACGCCTATGAGAACGTCGACGGCGATAACGATTTCCCAGATATTGTCTATGCCGGTGTCATTGGGGTGATTCTGGCGATGTATGACAAGCCAGACAAAGATCCGCTGACTCCTGCGGTTCGCAGCATGTTGCATCGGTTGAGAGACCCGGCGCTGGCATGATGGTTGGAGAGATGACCGAGCGCATCTTGATAGAGCGCGCGGCAACATCGGATGACGGCCACGGTGGCCAGGATGTCACCTGGTCTGCGGTATATCCACAAGGGATCTGGGCGAAGGTTCGTTCTGTGCGTGGGCGCGAGCAAGAGTTACATGGGCGTGTCGCTTCGGTTGAGACGTTCGTCATCACCGTCCGATTTGGCGTGGATGTTGACGAACTCGACCGGATTGTTTGGCGCGGCAAAACCATGAATGTCCGTTCTGCAGCGGATCGCGAAGGGACGCGTGAGTGGTGGACACTCGAGTGCGAAGCGGGCGTGAACGTCAATGTCTGATTCTGGCTTGCCGTTACAGGCCGCGATTTTCGAGGTTCTGACGACTGCGTTAGCGCCGACCAAGGTCTACGACAATCCGCCGCAGAATCAGTCTGAGCCACACGTCGTTATCGGCGAAGACTTCCACGTTCCGTGGGATACCGACGACTCGATTGGGTCCGAATCGCTGCTGACGCTACATACCTGGAGCGTTCATCGCGGCAAGAAAGAAGTGAAGACCATCCAGGGACAGATTTACGACGCGCTGCATCGGTACGAGCTCGTTGTCAACGGGTTTTCGACGGTCACACTTGAGTTTGATTCGGCCGAGGTCTTCAAAGATCAGGACGGCGAGTCGATGCACGGAGTTAGCAAGTTCAGAGCATTGGTTGAAGCAACCTAAAAGAGGGTAAGGATATGGCTGATCTATCGATTACGGCTGCGAATGTGGCCTATGTCAGCGGCGGCAATGGTGTGAAAAAGAAGGGCATTGCGGGTGGGACGATTACCGCTGGCATGCCGCTCTATGTGATTGCGGCCACTGGCAAGCTAGGGATTGCGGCGAATACGTCGGCTGTTCTTGCGGAGTGCGTAGGCATTGCTATGAACAGTGCATCTGACAATCAGCCCGTAAACTATCAAGACGGGGGCACGATCAATCCTGGCGCCACTGTAGGCGTCGGGAAATTGTATGTGCTTTCTGCGGCTGGGCTGATTTCTCCGGTGGATGATGTCACCACTGGCGATTTCGTCACGTATCTGGGCGCAGGAATTACCGCAGCGACGTTTGAGATCAACCTTCACCCGCTTGCTGTTGCGGCTGCGGCTGACGTCACCTAATACGTTGTTTTTCTTTTTCGAGGCTCACTTCTGGAGGACTGAAGCATGACGGCACTAGTTGGACGCCTTGTCACGTTTACCCCGACGGGCTCGGGCGTTCCTGTGACGGGCATGAGAACGAAGACGATCACCATCAACAACGAGGCCATCGACATTACATCTGACGACGATGTTGGCTGGCAAACATTTCTCGACAGCGATCCCGCGCAACGCGGAATCGATATGTCGGTGGAAGGCGTCACGAAGGATGCTGCGCTGGTCAATCTGGCCGTTTCTGGCGGCAGCGCGCTGATCTCTGAATACACACTCGACATTCCTGGGATCGGGTCATTCGTGGGTGACTTCCACATCGGTACGCTGGAGCTCGGAGCGGTTTATAACGAGGCGGTCACGTTCTCGTGTCAGATCCGCTCGAGTGGCGAGCCGACCTGGACGCCGGCCTGATGACGACGGTCGATGTCTCGCTGGGAGGTCAGGTCTACTCGATGCCAGCGAGCTTCGCTGCGATGGAGCAGATAGCGGAGAAGGTTGGAGACCCCTTCCGGCTGGCGTTGGCGATGAAATCTGGGCATATGCTGACGGCAATTCAGACGATCGACGCTATCGCGATTGGGGTCAGGCTTGCCGGCTGCAAGTTGGAGCGCGCTGAGATCGGACAAGAGATCGTCAGTAAAGGCGCGCAGGAGTTTTTGAAGACGGCCAGCAACTACGTGATTGCTGTTGTGTCAGGCGGGCCGGCAGTGCCGCTGCAGCCCTCAAAAAAAAAGCAAAAGCGAAAAGCCATCATCGGCAGATGATTTGATTCGCGACTGCTACCAGATTGCCAGGACGGTCTGGGGTGTTCAGCCGAGTGAATTCTGGCGCATGTCGCTAAAGCATTGGTTCTGGGAATTCGACACGCGCAGGAGCGATGCGCGCGAAGCGGCGTTGCTCACTGATACCGAGCTTTGGGAATCAATCGGCGAAAAGGCTCCCTACGGATGAAGTTCTACGTTGACCCGCAGTCGTTTGCAAAGCTACAGCGGAAGCTGGAAAAGGAATTCCCGCGCGAAGCTAGCAAGGAAGGGCGGGCGGTTCTTAAAAAGGCCGTGACGGAACTAAGGAATAAAGTCCGTTCGGCCGCGCCAGTGGACGAAGGCGTCTTACGGCGTTCGATTTACGTCAAGGTTTTGCGCGACAAGCTAGGCGAGCCAAGCGCCGCCGATGTTCGGGTGCGAACCGGGGGCAAGGCGCAGAAGAAAAACCGCGACGGGTTCTACTGGCGCTTCATTGAGTACGGCACCAAGAAAATGCCGGCTCGCCCATTCGTCGCGCCGACTCTCGAGAAGTTCAAGCCCCACCTGATCGAGTTATTCAAAGAATACCGCGACGGCCTCGGGGATAAATTCAATCGTGACTAAGAGGGCGTGATTTGTCTGACCTGCTGGTAAGGCTCAAGCTCGACGAAAAAGGACTGAACGCCCAGATGAAGGGCGTTTCATCCAAGTTTAAAGACGTCGTCGGAGTTATCGGTAAAATCACTCTCCCGGTCGCTGCCATTGCTGGCATTGCTCGCGCGGTGGACGGTCTAGCAGCAATGGGAGAGGCGGCGATCAATACGATCGCGCCCTTACATGATGCGGCTGCGCAACTTGGCGTCACTGCGGAACGGTTGCAGGAGCTTCGCGCCATCGCAGGTAACGCTGGTGTTGGTGTCGAACAATTCGATAAGGCTCTCGGTATCCTGAATCGCACGCTCGGGCAGGTTGCTCTCGGACAGGGGGAGTTTGACAAGATCGCGAAAGCCGCTGGTATCTCGTTACGTGACGAGCAAGGTCATATCAAGACAACGACCGAGGTTTGGGACGCGCTGACCGCGAAAATTCAGTCTGGCGCTATATCGCAAAACACGGCAATCGGGTTGGCGGCTGCCGCTTTCGGCCGAGAAGGCGGAAAGATGGTTCAGGTTCTTCGGCAGACCGCCGAAGAACAGCAGCGAGTGGTAGATACCGCGCGCGAGTTCGGCGCGATCATCAGCAATGAAGTCGTTGCCGCAGCAGACGAATACGAAGACAAGCTCTCGCTGATTAAGCAAGGCACCGAGGCATTGAGCGCGCAAAATGAACTGATTCTGGCACCGCTCACTCTTGCCTGGGCAGGATTGAAAAATGAGATAGCGTTCACTGTGGCTGAGCTGGCACGCGCCGCTGGGCTGATCGACAATAATACGACTCTGATGCGGCACGATGCAGAGGCATTGAAGAATCAGATCAACCTTCATCGCCAGTATCTGGAGCAAATCAAGCATCCCCAACCTCTAGATGATCCTCTCCTCCAGCAGTTGACCAGCGAGTGGGCGGCACTAATGGACAAAATCGAAGCGGCAGAGGCGGCGGCCAAGAAGGTTCAGCCGCCATCTGCCTTTGGCACTGATGCCGGCTTGATGGCTCCGGATCAGGGCTTATCTAAGTTTGATGAAGATCTCGCTGATCAGCGTATCGAAGTCATGCGCGACATGACCCAAACGATCGAGGGCATTCAAAAGGAAGCCCGTCAGCGTGAGTTAGAAGCTGAGCAGGAACTTCTACTGGATTTAGCTAACGCTCGAGCTGAAGCGGCTGATATGGAGCTCGAGCAGTACTTTCAGAAAGAAGGATTGCTCACTGAAGCTAGACGCCAAGGCATGAGAGATCGCCTTGCTTTTGACAATATGGAAGCCGGAGAGAAGGTGGCAACTGCCATCGGAGCTGTTGAGCAGATCACAGCGGGAATTGCGCAACATTCCAAGAAGGCTTTCAACCTCAACAAGCTGGCGGCAATCGCTAATGCGATCATCAATACCGCAGAAGGCGCTACTAAGGCACTCGCACAGGGCGGCTTTTTCGGAATCGGCATGGCGGCTGCGGTCATTGCGGCAGGAGCTGCGCAAATCGGCGCGATCAAACGCACGACGTTTCAAGGCGGTGGCGGAGGCACGACGCCGTCTGCTGCTGGCAGTGTTCCTACAGTCAATGGCAATCCAGTCTCATCAGATCGAATCATCACGCTTCGCGGCGTTGATCCAGAGAAACGATATACCGGACGTCAGCTCATAGACCTAATCAACGAAGCTACGCGGGATGGCGCCAAACTGGTACTAGCGCACTGACATGATCGTCATAAGCGATGACGTTGTCCTGACGGCTGAAGAAGTCGAGGCCGGTGTAAATGACAATAATCCACGCATCGGTTGGCACAGTCTAGTCACCACTTCAAATGTCACTGCCGACGAGGCAGCCGCGGGATTCCCAGTAACCAATCTGGCGACTCCTATCACGTCACTGCGATGGAAAGGTGAAACTACTGGCGTCCAAACCGTCGAGATCGATTGTGGCGCAGCCGAGGAAGTCAACTACTTCGGCATTGCTGGGCACAACTTCGGAACTGACGGGACCAATATCAAGCTGCAGAGCTCGACCAATGGTTCTTCTTGGTCCGATGTCACTACGGCGAGGGTTCTTCCGAATGACTATGCCTTCATGGAGGAATTCGCGGACGTAGATGTTCGCTATTACCGGCTCCACATGACCCCTGCGACGTTGGTGCCGCAGCTCTCGGTCCTCTATATCGGCCGGGTGCTCCGTATGCAGCGGCGTCTATACGTGGGCCACAAGCCAGTTACGCTGAATCGACAGACTACGGTATCGAGTGGGGTCTCCGAGAGCGGTCAATTCCTCGGTCGAGTCAAACAACGGCAAATGCTCCAGGGTCGAGCAGACTTTCGTAACATCACGCCAGACTGGTATCGGGATACTTTTGATCCATTCGTGTTAGCGGCCGAGGAAACTCCTTTTTTCTTTGCTTG